GATGGCTTGTACCCGCGCATCTTCCCCACTATAGTCGTCGCCGGGGGCGACAACGTGGCGGTGGAACGTACCGCTGATCATCTTGCCGTCTTCCATGATGGACGTGCGTGTGCGAACCTGCACACTACCATTTTCGAGGACTTCGATTTTGTCAACTACTTCGATTTTTTCAAGCATCATGCTCTCCTAGTCTGACCCAAGAATCCACTTGGGTTTTGGTTTAACAATCGGTTGCGTCAGCGAATTCTGGCAAAGTTTTCAAATGGTCATAAGCCTGTGCGATGAAGTTTTTTCCGTTAATGTTTGGAGCAAATTCATAAAACTTTGTAATGAAGTTTTTGTCTGCATTTTCATTGTTGAAAGAAACCGCAGCTACGGCTTTTGTTTTGCTTGCATCTACTTTTTCAACACGGATGTAAGAAACACCAATGTCTACAAGAATATCAAAATTATCAACAAGAGATGTTTGTTTTTTAAGTGCCATGATTGACTCCTTTTTAACGGGTTGGGAATGAGATGGTGTTAAAAGAACCCCAAGAAGCAACTGATGTCAGAATTGATACTTCGCCATTTGTTGCAACTTCAACTGGCATGATGGCAGGGCCGCTTGAGGTTACGCCTATCGCTCGAACAAGTCCTTGGGGCCTGTATCCAACAGGAAGCGTAAAAACAACGGTTCCAGATGATCCACCAACAGTTTGACCTTTTATGTAGACAACTCCGTTTTGATCTTTGAAATACTGGACAGGTTCAGTTCCACCACCTACGTTGACCCAACTATTCTGGAAAGTCGGTGCAAGCCATCCAATGACCTTAGTGCCAGTTTGATAGCCAATCCACTCTCCACCAAATGTCGAACCGCTGACACTCGGAGTTGCACTTACAAAGCCAAGACGGTTTGTAATTGACGCAAACAATCCCGCAAAATTGTTGTCTGCAAGGGTTGAATTTAAAATGTCGTTGGAGACATACAACCACGGCTGGCTTCCACCCTCAGAATTAGAAGTGATGTTATTACCACTAAAATTAGAAGCCAAAAACCCACTTGTATTTATGCAAGTGTTCGTTGATCGACCAAAGTTGTTACCAACAATCGTAGTGGCTTCTATAGTGCCACCGTTGTTAATTAGATAGTCTGAGTATCCATACCCATCAATTGCGTTAAAATTGTTTCCAACAATTGTGCAACCATAGATGTCGCCATTTGCCTCTATAAATTTTCCAATTTCGACTTTGTTGTTGGAAAATGTGCTTGATGTTATGTTGCCGCTAGGTGCATAGAACGTATTGACTACGCCACTAAACAGAGAATTAACAATTTGAACATTGTTAATATCTCCAAGCCCTTTCACAAAATATTGCGCTTGGTCGCAACAAATGTTTGACATAAAACCAACATTACCAACGCCAACTCCGGGGCCAGACCCGCTTCCAAGTGCAGACAGAGTAAACGCATTTGCTACTTGGTTAAACCACAATTGATCGTAAAAATGATTTTCTTTGACCGCAAGATAGATTGACGCCGCATTTGGGTTTGTAGGCGCAGCAGAAGCATGAGCCAACGATGTAAAACGCTCGACACTTGCCCCTACAATTGCCGCAAGCTGTGCGTTTAGCGTGCCATTAGCGCCTTTAACGCCATTTAAAGTTACTGTCCCGTTGCCATTTTTTGTTACGCTAGACGCATAAAATGCGCCTTGTATAGCTATCTGGAGCACAGTGGAGTATGGCGTGCTATCTGTGGAAATTAGAGGTGTGGTTACGCTCCAAATTACAGCCGACTGATTAGGCCAAGGGTCTGCACTCAACGTCATGGAATTTGACGTTACAGCCACGCAAGTAATTGGGCTGTTGTTTGCGTCCGTGGTATTTCCAGCCCATACCGTAAACGTAAGACCAACCATCGTCACATTGATGGCATTTACTGTAAATGCTGGAATTTCAACACTTTTCTGAAAAATACGTGATTTTGTACCAATCGAGTTAGGTGAAGCCCCTAAAATTTTAACGCCGCCGACATACGGAATTGTCACAGTGGAGTTTAAAACGTATTCGCCAGCCGGAACAAAAACCTCGCCCGTGGTCGCAATTGCCTCGTTAACAGCCGCCTGAAACGCAGGTGAATCATCAGTTTTACCATCGCCAACAGCACCCTTGTCCCTGACATTTATGGGCGCACTAGCAATCATGCTATAGGTGGTTTTAGTCAGCGACATGTTCTATCCTTAAGCGTAATACATTCCGGACAAATCAACGCTAAAACTAGACGCTGAATTTAAATCTGTGCCGTTAAATGCTCCACCAGCCGTGTTGTAAAACGCCATAGTTGCTGCACCAGCATCTACGCTTAACGTGGGCAGATTCGTTGACGTTGAATTTATGATTGAACTAGCCGCATAGTTATACGCACCAGCGTATCCTCTGAACGCACCATCTGATGTAAATGGAAATCCACCAATTCTTAAAATTGCAGCAGCAGCAGTCCCTGCGCTTAATTCCAAACGCAAAGAAAAAGTTACTAATCGACCAACTTTAGTGTATGAACCATTTTGCGATGAATAAGTTATTCCTGTGATTCCACTTACAATAGTTGGGCTAAATGTTCCTTCCTCATAATCGGCCAGCAACTCGCTGGTCATCGTACCGGAACCGCTGGCAGTCGCGGAGAAGTCGATACCTTTGCCAGAAGTGCCGATGATGAGGTTACCACTGCTAATTTCGGCGTCACCCGTTACCTTTAACCGAATGCTTGCTGAACTAGACGGCGCATCACCAATTCCAGTATTACCAGTGCTACTATCCACGCGAAAATACGCACCGGAACCCGCACTATTGGTAACCTGAAGTAGTGGATAACCTGCTGTTGGGGTGGCCGCGTCTTTCACCCATACGTTGTATGGCGTCGCAGATGTGGTGTTCTGAAACACTGCAATAAAATCACCCCCGGCACCATAAACGGCGGTCAGTTTGCCGCTCGTGACAGATACGCCACCGCCAAACGTCTGCAAACCGCTAAATGTCTGCGCACTGTCTGTGCGGGCTGCGGTGAAATTGGCGTCCGGTACAGTCATCGTGCGAGTGGTACCCGTCGTCGGTCCAGCGACCTGCAAAATGCCCGTCGTCGCATTTGACCGTACATTCTTCACCGTGAGGTTATCGCTGGTTACCCGGCGCGTCTCGCCACTCTGCACGATGGGTAGTTCTTCAGACCCAGCCAGCGGCGTAGAAGCCGCAGTAAGTTGAGAAATCTTTTTGTCAGCCATGATAATTCCTTACGGTTCAATCCAGCCGGTAATTTCAAGTGTACCGCCAGAACGCGACGCCACTAACGACCCCGCATTACTGTAGTAAAACTCTTGTTCAAAACAGAACGGAATAGTGATTCCATCCCATATCATAGTTTCAGTTTGAGCGCCCTCTTTCTGTCCGTAGACAGTTTGCACAATATGCTGCGATCCATCAATGTCAAAATAAGCCACATACGAACCCAGCGATGCTGTGCTAAAGCTGCTTGTTTCTTTTACAACAACGGCTGTAGCAAGCGGGCTAATATAACCACCAAAACGAATAGCAACTGGCGCGGAAACAGTTCCAACCTGCCCAGTCGCTACAAAGTTGGGATCGGCAGAGTTGATCATCTTTGCTTTGACCAACTGCCCGCTATCACTAATATTGCGAACATCCCCCGGTGATTCGTAGTAAAAGGCACATAGATAACAGTAATGGGCAAACCCCGGTGGAGCCACTAAAACCCAATCAAGGGTATTAACGGTGCCAATATCGGTAAGAGTAAGCGTCGTTGAAGTATTACCAGCAGCGGTTGTAACACGCCCCGAGAACGCATTAGGGCGCCCACCCACTGTTTCGTTAATGACGAGGCAGTCAGTCCCCGCTAAATTATTGCTTGTAGACCAGCTATACGTCGTAGCAATATTGGAATGTACACCTTCTGCTGCGCTTCCAAGAGTAATCTGCGAACCGCTTACACTCCCGGCTCGCAAGAACGGCATAACCTTGAACGTCGGGGCGGCATCGCCGTCATTGGCGCAAGCAAATACAGCATACCAACCATTCTGATGTGCTGTCGATTCGGCACCAAGATTGGAAACAAGACTTACAATAAACTGACCTGAAGCCGCCCGCGAAAATACCGGCGCACGACTCTTAGTGTAGCTTCCAAAAAAGCGAAACCCACCCATTAAAATATGTTGCGCAGCGATAATAGAAACACTGGAATTAGTGTAGTAACTTGGACGCCCCCGATGATTTGTAAGAGAAACAGCGTAGGTCGCGGCATCGAATACAGACTGTGCTGTTACCCGCAACTCAAACCGCGATCCAGCAGCAAACGAGTTAGCAGTCGTACTTTCTTGGGCACGAACGACGGTCAGCGAGTCACCCGACCGTGCGGTAACTCTGACGATCTCAGAGGTGCCGCCGCTGCTCTCCAGCGTAGCGTAGAAATAGTCGGACGCACCGAGTGAGGGAAAGTTTGCGCCGTTGCCAGACTGGAGGACGAGGCCGACATCCGACGCGCTGATAGCAGTAGCGAGGTACCCGACGGCGTTGTTCTTGAGTTGAATCCCCATGCGTTACTCCAGAAGGATGTACGAGCCGTCTTCTTGCAACAGGTCGTCGCCGTCTTCTTGTACCAGATTGTTCAGCCAGTTGGAAGTCTGCTGACGAACACGCCGCATGATCATCGCAATCGACAGCGGCGAACGGCGAGAAGCCCAGCCCATCTTAGCCTCGCAAGACGACGGTCACATCGACCGCATCGCCAGTGCCGCCTGAGATCGCAGGCCGCAGGTACACCGCCGCCGTCGTGAACTCGAACAAAGCGGCAGCAGTTGCCGAAATTGCAGCACCGCCCAACTCCTTCATATCGAAGAACGTCGTGCCGTCGTTCGAGGCTTGCAGCTTCACGGTTGCGCCGCCGAAGGTACCGCCGAACTGCACAGCACCGGCAACGCCGTCGGCACCGGGTACACCGATACGGTTGATCGTGTCGCCAGTTGCCAGATCAGCCCACGAGATGACGGGGATGCTCTGCGCCTGCGCCTGCACAATCGAGAAGGTGGGACTGACGGTAGCCATAGACTGGACTCCTTACACCAGAAATTCGATCACCGAGTTCACGGGCGGTGCTTGGGTGAATGTAACACCACCGGCCCCAAAACTATAGGTGTTCCTGTTTTGATAGACACCATTGATGTAGACCGCCGACGGTGCAACCGCCAGGGCAAAAAAGAGCGTTGAGCCGTTGCCCGTTGCGTTGGACGCCGTGTTGCCCACCTCGCGCACACTTGCTGCCGTGATCCGCAACTCGAACCGGCTGTTGGCGGCGAATGGGATCGCCAGCGTACCTTCCTGCGCCCGCACGATTGTCATTGTGTCATCGGTACGCGCCGTGACTTTGACGATCTCGTAGTTGCTGCTGGTATCCGTCAGCGTCGCGTAGAAATAGTCGCCCGTTCCCAAAATGGGAAACAACGAGCCTTTGCCCGATGCGACAGTCACGGTCAACTGCGTGCTCGACACCGCACTTGGGACGACAGCCGCAGCATTGTTGGCAAACTTGATCGGCATCTCAGGCTCCAAACGGCTGCATACGCGCCCGCATCATACCGCGCATATTGCCAAGATTGGCACGAGCACGACGCTCGCTGCACTGGTAGACGAACTGCTTGGCATGATACGCGGCCAACTCACGATCCGTCCATGCGGCATTGGGCAACACCAGAAGATGTTGTAACGCGCCGTGCATGATGACTTCTTCCAACTCGTCAAAGATCAACTCATCCATCCCGGTCGCAGACTTCTTCGGCTTGAGCGCCAAGAACATACGGCAACGGTAGACCGCCATCGCATCGGGCAACGGCAGGATGATGTACTTGTCGGGGGTGACTTGCGTGATTGACTGCGGGGTGCTGGCGTCAGCCACAATCGAATCCGGCACAACGAAGGTCGGCTGGTCGTTGAACTCAACCTCGTCGAACTCTGGCGCGTTGAACGTGCTGGTGGGTGGCGTCAAACTCCATGCAACAGCCGGGTCTTGCCCACTATAGAGGTCGGCCCACTGCGGATACAACTCGATGGCCTTTTCCATCGTCAACCGTTCCAACGGACGCTGATTGACGACCGCCTCGAACATCACATGCACATCGGTGTTCGTCGGCTTGTTGTAGACGTACTCACTGACGCCGGGTTGCAGGTTGAACAGCGGCACCTGATAACGCCAGAACAGGGTACGCTCGCAGGCCCGGATCGCCGCATTGCGGATGTTGTCGATGATCAGCGGATAGGGGCATCCCGGCACACTGGTGTTGAGACGCGGAACAAGGCTGGCGAAAGTACGGTCGGCCATCAGATCACCTGTTTAGGATCAAGCCCGGATGCCTTGGTATCCGTTACCGTGCGCGACTGGAGGTTGACCCCAAGCGTCTGCGAGTAGACCTCTTGGAACTGCTTGAAGCGAGCAGAATCAGTCGTTGGGTTCTCGATCCCCGACACCAGCATCAAGACGCCCGCAACCATCGCAGGCTGAAACGCATCGGGCAGCAGCGCAATCGTCTGTGACAGCGTATACGTAGGGGGCGACTGCGCGTACTCGCCCGTCAACACAACACCCGAGGTCGGCTTGGGATACAGGAAGTAGCGGTTGGGGTTACGGACATGGCGCATATAGTTCACAGGCGACCCTGCCGCCTCGGTACGCCACGAGGGGGTAGACTGATCCATCGCCTCGCGGGACACCTCAAGCACCGCGTTGCCGTTCTTAACGGCAAAGATGTTCACGAGTCTGATTGAGTCCGATGGCATCGACTGCTCAACTACATTGGGCGTCGTCGAGATGTCCGTCATCAACGTGAATAGGTCCGGCCGCAGTATCGCTGTCTGCCGCAGAATCTGGTTGGTGAACGCAAGCAACGCCGCCGCACTGTACGTGTCAGACGTGCGCAACAACCCGTTGTCCTGCGCGATACGACGAACATCGACGATGATGTCATTCGGTGTCATCTAGCTTCCCGTCGCAAGGTTGCGCCCTGCCTGCTGGAGATTGGGCGTCATGTCATTATCCGTCAGCGCCCGCATCTGAAGCGACACACCCAACGCCTGTACGAAAGACTCCCCGAAAGCCTTGGCAAGCAGGATCGTGCCCTGCGTCTTGTTGACTTCGCTCTCCATTGTCAGGAGCGCGTACACCGTACCGTCGGCAACAGCAGGAAGGTAGTCATCCGGCAGGCCCGTGATCGTGTCGTTCAGGTTGTAGGTCGGCTGAATCTTGACGTACTCAGCCTGCAACGTAATACCAGCAGTCGGGCGCGGGTAGAGGAAGTATTTGTTGGGGTTTCGCGCATGACGCATGAACTTCACAGGCGTACCCGCAGTCTCCGAAGCCCAGTTGATGTCCGTGCGATTGAGTTGCAGCCGGTCAACTTCTTCCAGTGTGTTTGCGTTCGTGACCTGAAAGATGTCCACAAGCCGGAACGAGTCCGTCGGCATCGTCTGAAGCGCCACACTGGGGGTTGTGCTGATCGTCGCAACCGTCGTGAACAGGTCAGGGCGCAGCATAACCATGCGCTTGATCGTATTGTTGACGAAGACAAGTAGAGTTGCCGCTGTGTACGTCTCAGGAGCACGAAGGAATTGTCCATCCTGAATGATGCGCCGCACACTATCAAGTACGTTTGCGGGGGTCATGCAGGACTCCTCTCCGTTGCGCCAACAGCGCCGCTCTCAGTATCGGTCACAACCCGAGACTGGAGGTCCACACCCAGCGACTGCACAAACGACTCCAAGAACAACTTGGCACGTCCTGTACTCACATGCTCGTTATCCACAGACTCGGCCAAGAAGACCGTACCATCGACAAGCGCGGAGAAGTACGCATCCGGCAACACCGCGATGGGGTCCGTCAGAATGTAGGTCGGGGGCGTGACAACATATTCTCCGATCAACACAATGCCGTTCGTCGGACGTGGGTAAAGGAAGTAGGCGCGAGGGTTGCGTGGATGCCGCATGTACTTCGTTGGAGTACCGGCTGCGTCAGTCGTCCACGCAGGGTACAACCGGTCAAAGTAGTCACGACTCACTTCTTCGATTGACGTACCGCTTTGCACACGGAAAATCTCAACAAGCCGCACCGCTGTAGACGGTAGACTCTGCTCGCTTACGTTCTGTGTCGTCGAGATCGTCGTGACCGTCGTAAATAGATCAGGCCGCAACATCACC